TTGTCTTTTTCTCTGGTGCGTTTTCAATAATTTCAAAGTTTACAGCTACAGTAGGCACTAATTCTGCTTGACAAATGCGCTCTCCGTGCCTCACTCTAATAACTTGATCACTAGTATTTTGAAGAATTACAAAAGTCTCATTGACATAATCAGCATCAATAATACCTTCTCCATTAGTGATAATTAGACCAGCTTTCCAAGATAGCCCTGATCTTGGTTGTAGTCTCATAGACCAACCCTCTGGAATATCAAAAATGACTCCAGTAGGAACTAAATAGCGACAACCAGGACGAATATCTAGATATTTTCCATTATTATCACTCTTTAACTTTACATTATCTTCTTCATTGTTCCGGCAGCGCATTTTAACACGCTCTGGATATAAAGATGCGTGTAGATCGTAACACGCTGAAAATTCGCTTCCGTGATGTGGAAGCGGAATAGTTTTATCAATCAAATAACAACCAACATTCATAATATATTCCTTTTTATTATCTAGTATTACCGATATTATACTTCGGTGTCAAAATCCACTTATCTTTATCCCGATATGAAAGAATCTTAAACTGATTGATAGCACCTTTTGGTAGTGCTTTCTCAGGATCGATCATATTGAGTAATCCCCACTCCTCCAATAAATGTACAATCGCATTACGTCTTTCCAAATCAACTTCTGTCAAATTAACAGACTTTCCATCAATTCCAAACAACTCCTTAAAATGAACAATATAGTATCTACCTTGTTTATGTAAGATGTGACAGGACTGGTATAGCGTATTATCTTTTCTAGATGCTACACCCATTCTAGTTAGAGTTTCTTTAATTTTTAAGAAATCATCATCTTCTTTAATAGTTACTTCAATCATATCATCGGGAGTCCACTTTATTATATTATTATCCATACTTTCCACCCTTTCTCAAACGATATTTCATATACTCAATTTGATCATCAGTTAATAATTCTAAGACTTGTTGAGCCTTTTCATTACTATACTGATAATACTCCTTGATAATATTTATAGTATCGTTTTTTTCGGGTTTCGCCCATCTAGCAAATCGCTTCTTTGGTCTAATAGAATGTATATAGAAGTCATACTGCATAATCTTATCTAAATTTGATCTTATATTCATTTCATTTACAAGATATATATTCTCTTGAAAATAAGATAAACTTCGATTAATGATAAATGGTGTGTATGGCTTTATTTCACTTTCATCAGCACGTAAAATATGATCTTTCTTTAAATTTATATCAGTTAGATATTCACCCAATTTAGCCATCTTTCAACTCTTGTTCTGGATCTGGAATTTGGAACACTTCATCATAAGTTTGATCGCTGTGTCTAACATTCAACATTTTCTTTAACTCGGCTTCAATAACTTCTTTTGGTGCCGCTCCTTCTCTAATAGTCATTTCACCTTCTTTCATATAAAAGTATCCAAGCGGCACTCTTAATGGTGGAAATGGATTATCATTTTCATCATCACTTACAATTTTATAGAATGCGATTGTATCACTAAACTTCTCTTCTGACAAGGGTTCAATTATATTATCTAGAACGTGCTTACACGCACCACAAGTAGAATTTACAAAATAAATACACACCATCTTATCTTCTAAATCAGCAATCTTTTCTAATGCTTCTTTATATGTAATCTTCTCAATCATTTAAATTCACTCTCCATCATAATCTCAGTTAAACAAGATACAAGATTAATCTCTTGATCTGCCGCGAATGCCGATTTATATTGATAGTCGGCTAAAATCAAAACTGTCTGTGGAATACTCTCTGGTTTCAAGAAGTCATACATTCCATCATAGATCTTGCGAATAATACTCAAAGGGTCATTATCAATATTCAATGCTACCCATTTACGCATTTCAGTAAACTGCTTATTTTTTAGAAATCCAATAAGAGAATCAATATTAGCATTTGAGATCTGAGATAGTACACCAGCATCAATAATACCAGATGCAGAGTGGCGCTGTAACTCATTTAACATTCTACGATAATCAGGGAAATGCTTCTTGATCATTTCAGCTAGAATAGCTTTATTCTCAATCTGAACATCTTCGGTATCAAGAATACTTATAAGTCTATTCATAAACTGACCCATAAGTGATGGTTGATCTTTCTTAGATACTTGAAAGTCTACAACACTGGTACGAGAGTGTATAGGATCAATTAGACGGTTCTTAAAATTGCACGTAAGGATGAACCTACAATTGGCGCTAAACTCTTCTATAAAGCCACGTAGGGCGGGTTGTGTGCTGTTTGGATTCAGATAGTCTGCCTCATCCAAAATAACAACTTTCAAGCCACCAGATAGACTCACTGTTGAAGCAAAGTTTTTAATCTTATTACGTAATACATCAATACCAGATTCTTCCGATCCATTGATCAGCATATAATCAGCATCAAGTTCATTACATAATGCTCTTGCTACTGTAGTCTTACCTGACCCCGCTGAACCTGCCAATAGAAGATTTGGTATCTCTTTATTGTCAACAAACTCTTGAAAAGTACTTTTGATCTCATCAGGAAGAATACATTCAGCAATAGTAGTTGGGCGATACTTCTCAACCCATAAAAATTGCTCTCTCATTCTCTATCACTCCTCAAATGTTGAATCTGGCTCTAGAGCAATCCAATATTCCAACTGCTCATTCTTATTAGTAAAGTGACTAATAAAACGGGAAGAGATATCAATATCATAATCACCAGCCAACATCTTCATATTCTCAACTTTAAAGAAGAATTTGAATGTAGCACCATTAGCACCAATGAGGCCTGATAGAGTGCGTGAGTAAGTGTTACTTGTTGGAGAATTCTTATCTAGAACTTCAGCAATAATAGCATCACCATCAGATCTAATACAGAAGTCAGGTAGCATATAAACAGCACCAGCCTTCATTAGCTTATCATAATTAGCATTAGATAGAGTAACAGATACCTCTGCTGGAGGCATCTTAATATCCTTCTCAGGCTTCACAATGATAGACTCATCAGCAAAGTAGTAACGAGTCTTACCGGCACCATTCGATTCAGTAATAGTCATATACTGATCTTCAAATTCAATATTCGGTTCATTGAATAGTGAAATACCACTTAGAAATTCTTTAAGATCGTAGATACAGAAATCCTGTGGAAACGAATCTCCAACAGTTGCCGTGGCAAGAATATTCTTTTGTACCGAGATTGTCTTAATAGTATCACCCTGCTTCTGAGCAATACTTTGGTTAATCCCAGAAAAATTCTCTAGGATATCAATAGTCTTTTTATCAATTTTCATTTCACATTTTCTCCATTTTCAATTCCAAGCATAAGTATAACATAATGTAAGATTTTAAGCAAGTCTTTTCGATTCTTTCCGGCTTTCTGTCCATAACGCATTAGATACTTAATGGCATTATCTCTACAGGTTGTATCAGCATTACCTAGAGCAATAAACACATCTAACGTTTGAAGTCCCTCACCTTTCACATAATGTTGTCCATAGGTAGAGTCAATATATTCTCTCAACTCATCCATAACCATTCCTTCGTTATACTTATAATCAATCACACTCATTTTCACCTCTTATATTTTAAAAAAGATGGGGCTTTTACACCCCATCAACACACTCAACAAACAACTTTAGAAGTTGATAACATTCTCTTGCTTGGCTTCTTCGATAGTATCTTCAACTTGAGAAGTTGGAATAGCATCACTCTCAGCATCAATCTTCTCATAAAGATCACGGAATGAAGATTTAGTATCATCATCAAAACGCTCAGTACCCATCTTAATTGCCTTATCTTTATTCTTGAAGATTGAATAAGTCTTGACAATATCAACAAGACGGCGAGTGGAGATTACCTCATCAATTCCACCATCTTCGAAAGTCTTACGAATGATATATCCCCAGCGGACAAGATTCTTAACAAAAGAACTTTCCTTCTCTCCAGAATTCTCGACAAGAGATCCCATAACGGCAGTAAGAATTTTCTTCTCATTGGCTTCGGTTGGATACTCTTGATGGAGAGTAGCAGGGAAACGATCAAGGAATGCCTCATTCAAAATGTTAGTACCAACGAAACGACCATCATCAGATCCCTTACCCTTGGTATTCGCAGTAGCAATAACAGTGAATCCTGGAGCGGGCATTACTTGTTCATTAATCTTTTTCAAGAACACTCCCTGACCTTCAAGAACACTCTGAAGAGTCATAACTTTATGAGAAGCCAGATCAATCTCATCAAGTAGAAGAACCGCACCACGGCGCATTGCTTCAACTACTGGACCATCTTGCCACACAGTCTCACCATTCACAAGACGGAAACCACCAATCAGATCATCTTCGTCAGTCTCAATAGTGAAGTTTACTCGAATCAATTCACGATTCAAATTGGCACACGCTTGGCGAATACCCATTGTTTTACCATTACCAGAGAGACCAGTAATGAATACGGGATAGAAGTGGCGAGACTTGATCACCATTTCAAGATCACGATAATTACCCCATTTAATAAAAGTGGGATCTTTTGGTGGAATATAAGAGACAGTAGAACTAGCGGTTTTCTGAATAGAACCAACACTCGCTTGAACGGCCTCAGTGATTTTCTCTTCCACTTTCTTTACACTCTCATCTACTTTAGCGGGAATCTTAAACAATCCTCGACCAATCTTATTTGCTGGATCTTTCTTAATTTCACCAGGAACCATATAACCATACTTCTCAGCAATAGTTTTCATTTGCTTTCGAGTCACTTCCAGAGTCCCGAAGGTCTCCATAGAAGCAATACCGAAAGTTTGGGAATCAACACGAATAGACATAATATATACCTCACTTATTCATAATATAAAAAACAACTCAATCAACAATACGTATTATACGTGGATTTGGATCAATGTCAAGGCTTTTTTTGGATTAAGATCCAAATTAGGCAACCATATCAACAAAACGTGAAAGAAGAACCTTGTTTACTCGCTTGCTCTTGGAGAACTTGCGGAAGGCAGTGGTCATTGCTCCACGCTTGGCAGTCGGATCAATCTCCAACTCATTAGCATCAGTATCCAGCGCCTTTCCACCCTTGATTAGATAGAAGTCGGAATATCCAGTACCATCGGCGGTAGTGAATCCGTGCTGACGCATTTCCTTTCGGCCAGAATCAATAGAGTCCCAAGACTTCCAACGCTGCATTGCCTTTAGGTTTGGAAGAATGAAGAATCCAATCGCCTCGGCTCCAGTACGTTCACGAAGGAACATTAATAAAGTATCAGTAAGTTCAGTAAGTTTCCACTCATCCATCTTACGGGTAATTTTAGTAATTGGATCTCGGAGATAAATATCCTTGCGATAGAAACTCTCTTCTTTATAAGAACCCTCTTTATTAGGGTTATAGTAACTGCGATTTCCATCACTATCACCATCAGTCAAGAAAATAGTATGAATCTTATCAGCACCAGTTTCACCCTTGAATCGCTCAACTTGATCAATCGCTGTAAAGATTGCTTCATTTAGAGGAGTAGATCCTAGACCATAACCATTTGGTGCGTAAATATAATCATAGTATGATAGACTTGATAGAGTTACGTTACCAAGAGCAATACCAGTATAATAAAAGTACTTACACATTGTATTGAACTGCTTGGTATTCATTCGGTGGTGAAAGAACTGAATCAGGTTAAAGTTACGACCGATAAACGCTGGTTCATTAAATTCACTATAGTTCCAAGGAGATTCTCCTAGTCCAGTTTGATTCGAGAAAGCATAAACTTCAAATGGGATACCAACTTTACGGGCAAACATTACAAGATTCAAAGTCTGCTTGATTGTTCCAAAAATGTTATCGGACATTGAACCGGACCAGTCAACATACATTAGAAGTCCGTGATTCTTACCATCACGAATGGTCTCCATTCGGCGGAAGATATCATCAGTCACTTTGTAGGCGTGCATCTTATTAGTATCAAGAACACCAGACTTTGAAATACTGGTACGCTGATGGGCATCAGCCGCTTTCTTCATTTCAAACTCTTTTACAAGATAGTTCACAGTCGGAACAGATTCTTTTTTGAACTGGTTGAATGAAGTCAACATTGCAGTTTTAGTTGATTCACTAATAGTATTACCATCATAATGACTATGTAAATCACTCAAAACATTCTTGAATGGGATAACAACTTTTGACTCTTTTGTTGGTTGAATAGAGAGATAAACACTTTCACGATCATAATCCTCATTGTTCATATTCTCAACAGTTTTATCAAATTCTTGTTGGGTATGAGATTGTGGATCATATTCAGTTTCAGGAGACTCTTCACCACCAGAACCAGAACTAGTATCATCACTATCTTTTGAATCGTCAATCTTAGACTCACTTTCAGACTCACCAGATTCTGAAGAAGTCTTTTCTTCACTAGACTCTTCACCTCCAGACTCTCCAGATTCTTCAGACTCTTCAGACTCTTCAGACTCTTCAGAATTTTCATTCTCATCCTGTGGTGGCATTGGAGTAGTCATTGTCTCTCCAGTCTCTTCACCATCTTCAAAATCTTCAAAGTCAAAATCTTCACCAAAGTCAATTGGATCAAGAGCATCCATTTCGTTTTGCTCACCCTTGGCATATTCATAGATAGCCTCTGCGGAAGCAACAACATCTTCCCAAGTCTCTGCGGCCTCAACAGCATCAACCAGAAGATCCTCTTCATCATTAAACTCAACACCAGCACGGAAGCCAGCTTTACAATGAATATTGATTCGATCAATTAGCGGATAATCATTGATATCTTTACCAGCTAGACCAAAGAAGTCACGATCCATCAACTCACTATAAAGAGAGTGGAATCCCTTATTCATTCCTGGATATTTAATCTTGACTTTCTTCTCGATTCGAGCATCCTCAACAACATTCAAGAAAGAATGGAAACCACTATTCTTTTTAACAGCATCTTTCCAACCCTCGGCTGGAGTGAACAGTGCGTGACCAATTTCGTGAGCGATAAGCCCATCATAGATAGTAGAACTCATTTTCTCCCATTTTGGAAGAGTAAGAACACGGCGCTTCACATCAAAAGAAGCGGTATTCACAGTCTTATGCTCTACTGCAAGATCTTCAGTAGCCATCAATTTGGCTAGAGAAGATTTTGACTCAATAGAAACAACATTATTCATAATATAAACCTCTTTTCTCAATCAACAAGCATATTATACTCGGAGTATTTTCACTTGTCAACAACAATTTCAATCTTTTTAATCCTTAAACTCAATCAACAAATGAATTATAAATCAAGTCTAAGGATTTTTCAAGATGTTTATTTCTATAGAGATATAAAAATTATTTATGAGATAGTCGAGAAATTCTTTTGTTTATTTACTTTCAATAGCTTATCAAACTTCGATTCGATCTCTGCTCCTTTATGCGAAATAACAAATGTGTTAGTTTCTTTACCTAGAGTACGTAGAATAGCAAGAAAATCATCAATACCAGTCTGATCAAGTGAAGAGTCAAACACTTCATCAAGAATCAATAAGTTACAATTAGTAGAGTTTCTTAGTTTCGCAACTTCTCTCCAAGTAAATAGTAGAGCCAAATCAATACGTAATTTCTCACCTTCACTAAATGAAGCATATGAAAATTCATCACGATATCGTGATTTAATAGTCTCTGAAAAATTCTCATCAAGATTAAATGATACTGAAAAATTCATTGCTGATAGATACTTGTTAATCAGCTTGTTCATTGATGGTAAATAGTTACGAATGATTCTAGTCTTAATACCAGTATCTTTCAACATACCAGCAACAATCTTATGATGTTGCTCAAGTTCCATTAACTCATATTTCTTCTGAGTCAATTCTTCAAGCATTTCATTCAATCGTTTAATCTCACTATCATCCATCATTTCTGTATCATCGGATAGAATAGAATTAACCTCTTTTTGTAGCTTAGTGATATATTGATTGATAGCACTAATAGAGTTTATACGTTTTACTATCTCTGATTCAATATTAGATATATTTGTATTGATATCAGTGATAGTAGATAATCGTTTTGATACTTTTCCAAACTCATCTTCTAATTTTGTCATAGCATCTTCAAGCTGAGAAATTTTTGAATTTCTACTTGACAACATAGTATTTTTATGCTCTTCGGAAATTGTCTGAGAACACGTAGGACAATGGTTATTATCATTAAAGAATGATATTTCACTACTCACGCTTTTCTTAGATGATAAAAATGAATTCTTGAATTTATCAAGTTTTCTCTTCTTAGTCTCAATCTCTGAATGATCATTGATAGTATTTTGTAAATCTTCAATCTGACTTCGATAATCATCAATCTCTTCAGTAAGTCTATCAATAGATAATTGATTCTCTTCAATATCAATATTGATGTGTTCAATTCGATCCTTATCTTTATTACGCAGATTCTCAAGATTCTGCTTCTGCATATCAATCTTCTCTTCTGTTAGATTGATCGCATAGTCATTATCTTTTGTCGTATCTTTTAGCATTGACATACGTTCTTTATTGATATCATTCATCACAGAGAATACTTGAATACCTAATAGCTCTTCAATAATAGATCTTCTCTGAGCGGCTGGTAATCGCATAAACGGAACAAATGAGCCTGAACCCAACACAACAATCTGACGAAATGAACTTTCATTCATCTTCAAAATATGTTGCTCAAGATATGTTTGATAATCTTTTGATTTTGCATCTTGATCTCTTAGCTGGCCATTAACATATATGTCAAATATGGCTGGTTTTAACCCTCTAACGACCTTATATGAACTATTATTGATTTTAAACTCAAGTTCAACAACACAATTTTTCTTATTGATCGTATTAACTAACTGACCTAATTTGATCTTCCTAAATGCTTTACCAAACATAGCAAACGAAAGAGCATCCAACATTGTAGATTTACCAGCACCATTAGTACCAACAATCAATGTTGTTGTGTTTTCATTCAAATCTATTTGGGTATAGTTTTTTCCAGTGGATAGAAAGTTCTTCCACTTAATACTCTTAAACTCTATCAATTAAACTCCCTTATGATTCACTATCACGATATGCATCACCTAGACCAAGATCATCTAATTCTTCCTCAGTCATATAATCACGATCAATTACATCATCTTCATATTCATATCCATCAAACAACTTATCATCGATTACTTCTTCAAAATACATATCATTATCCACCATTTTATTGTTTTGATAACTTGACATACTATCTCCTTCTATGCTACGTTTATCGCTTCCACATACAACTCTTGTAAAATCTTCTTAACAACATCACTATCTTTCTTCTCTAGTTCAGTTGAATCAACAAAATTATTCAGAGCTGTTAGTGTATCTTCTGTTGTAATAATATCATCTTCATCATCATCTAATGTGAAGTCCTCAATAATCATCAACTCTTTTGAAACATTATCTAACTCATCAATAACATTATCATACTGTTGATAATCACTCTTTTCAATAACAACCAACTTAACAATCTTATCTTCATATTCATTAATATTATCTAGAATAGTAACATCTTCTGAATCATCGTAAAAGATCTTATGGTGTAGTCTATCAGAATTTTGGATGAATGTCAACTCTAATGTTTCAGTATCAAAGATATGAAAACCACGAGGATCATCATAATCAGCCCAATTAATTTCATATGGACTACCTAGATAGAATACTTGACCATTATCAGACTTATGATGATAGTGTCCACTAAACACCATATCATACTTCTTTAGAAAGTCTATTGCTCTAGAGTGATATCTAGATGTAACACCACGATACATTTCAAAACCCATCAAATCAAAGTGACCAACAGCGATTGTTGATTTACTATTCTTAATGAACTCTAAAACTTTCTCTTCATTCTCATCATTAATCCAGGGAATAATATCAATAGGTAAGTCGCCAAACACAAATGTACTAGGTTCACTATAAGCAATAATAGGAGTTTCGATATGAGTATCAAACAACTCTTCAACAGAATTAATAGATACTTTAGATTTGAAATATGTATCGTGATTACCGACAACAGTATGCATTACGCATTCCATATCTTCAAGTGGTTGTAAGAAACGATTTCTCATTTCATACAATGTATTGATATTCACATTCTTACGATTATCCATTAGATCACCACAATGAATAATCTCTTTAATATTATGCTTTTCTAGATATGGGAAAAATTGTTCTTCATAAAATTTGTAAAAGTACTCTGAAAACGTATCATTGTTTGATCTTGCTCCAAAGTGTGTATCTGTTATTAACGCAATCTTCAATCATTCTCTCCCATAAAATTCTCAAGTGCTTTCTTCTTTTTAGCACGTTCTTTCTTCGCAGCTTCCTTCTTATCCATATCTTCAATGAATGTCATATAGTCATTATATATGTCAAGATTTTGTTGATAAAATTCTTCCCCCTGATCGTGATCTTGATAATCCGCAAGGGCTTCGAACCCACCGTTTAGGTCGAAATGTTTGTACTTCACGTATTGTTGTTTCTTCTCTTTTTGGATACGTCTTAGGAAAGCGTAATAGATGATCTGTGTAAAATAAGCGAAAGGATTTGTTGATTTGTCAGGATCAAAGTTATGCATATAAGCAAGACAGTTCTCGATCCCATCAGATATCATATCATCTTTGTACGTGTAGTTAATAAAGTTCGGACGATAACTTAAACGAGTAGCAATCTGCAGAAAGCATTTGGCAATGTAGTTAGGAATTTGCGGACGAGATTCGTCTGCGGCACTGGCGTCTCCGCAACATTTCTTGTACTCTATAAGCGCCTGCAGGAACTCTTTATTATTAATATAGTGACTACTAGTTTTTTCAGCATCTTCTAATTTCATTTATTAACCTCCGGAATTATTTTAGATATTATTAGAAATAATTATAACACATGTAATAAAGAAAGTCAAATAAAAAATCTAGTCGTATGAAAGGGTGGTGAGCGAAGCGAAGCACCCTTGAATATCAAGCGACCGAAGGTCGTTTGATGTTCCTATTTCATATCCAGATCCCATTTTAGAATGTACTAGGTCTTTCTACTACATTTCTAGTGTAATTTTAAACAATTATAATGTAATTAATATTTTTAGTGCGATTTTAGCGTCATATAGCTACATTATAACGACAATATTAATACAAATAGCGACTAGATCACGACAGAAATCTAATAGAACACTGTTTATGTATAATAGTACTTGATATTAATAAAAATAACTGGTTTTACTGGATTTTTAATAGAATCTAGTAGTTCCTAAAGAAATCTTGTTACATTATAAGTTCTAATAGAATTCTAATAGAATCTAGTAGTTCCTAAAGAAATCTTGTTACATTATAAGTTCTAATAGAATCTAGATCTTTCGCTCAACAATCCTTCGGATTGTTTCGCTAGGATGACTCACTGCGTTCGTCATCCTACCTACTCAGTATCAATTTTTGATTATTTATTTTGTTCCAGAATAATATTTTACAAATATTTTAAATACAACTCACCCTATCACTTCAGAATTGTGATATAGTCAAACCATTGAGTTATAGCAGGTGATTTAAATCAGACTAACTATAATCTGGATATGTGATTGATATCATAGCATCACCAATCCTAAACAACTTTAGGTATGCCATCTGATAGTGCGTTACTCTATCGGGTACTGGGCGAGTTAGTGTTCAACCGTCACTTTCGATCTTTTAGATCTCCAGTTCAGCCCCAGTCATATTACTACCGGGTTCCATACCCCCTTCTCACATTTTACTGTACGCTTATTTACTATTCTCCTTTGGTTTTGAACTCATTTCCTTCATTGTCGGTGTGCATTGATTCTCTCCTCTGCTATAGCGAAATAGTCGGGGTCTAGCTCAATGCCTATAAAGTCCCTATTAGTATTCTTACAAGCAACTCCTGTTGAACCACTACCCATTGTAAAATCTACAATCAAATCATTTTCATTGCTGAAAGTCTTAATTAAATCTTCCAACAATAAAACAGGCTTTTGGGTTGGGTGATGTCCGTCATAGTCTTTTTTGTATTTTAAGATATTGCTTTTGTATTTGTTGCCTTCCCATAGGTTAAA